GTTCATTCATCAATTCTTCTTTGGTCATTTTGAATCACCATTTTTCATAATATAATTAATTGCAGATTGTAATAGTACAGCATTATCTTTAAAGAAACCTAAAGCTTTATTACAATCATGACACAACCATCCACGAAATTCTCCAGTTTTGTGGTCATGGTCTAAACACCAACCTCCGTGACGATTACCGAGATATTTTATATCATCATACACTCTTTCACATATTGGACAATTATAATTATCTTCTGGTTTGGTGTATTGTTCTTTTAATCGTTTACGTATGTTTGCTTGTTTTTTTCCACATTCTCTACATTCAGACCGTGGATAATTTCCATTAGCTTTGGCAAAAGATGTTATTGGTAATTCATGTTTACACTTAGCGCACACCTTCGTTTTTATTGTTTGGCCAAATAATGTGCTTGTCATTTGAACTCACAATCCATCATAATTTCTGTAAGACAGGCAATCATGTTAATTTCATGGTCTGCCACAAAGGCAGCCTGATATTGATATCTAGCCAAAATTACAACCATCTGTGGAACGGATTGTGATTTCAATGATTCATATAACGAATCATAAAGTTTGCGATAAATCTTAACTGGATCATTGTCTAAGTTGTTGGTGACCCACTTACGAGCGGCTGCAAAGTCTTTCTCTTTCAAACCTTTTATAAGTTCACCTAACTGGACATCGGACACAGAGGTGAGAATACCTTTGTCAATAGTACCAGATACACTATAACGCTGCAACTCATTAAGAATGCGGCGATTATCAGGGAAATGTTTAGTAATAACTGCGGCCACGACCTCTTTGTCATAGGTGACTCCTTCTTCTTTTAATACCCACTCAATACGTTTAAATAGTTGTGAGGCCATCTTGGCCTTAGAACCATTGATTTTAAAGTCAATAACGGCACAACGAGAATGTATGGGTTCAATGATACGGTTCTTAAAATTACAGGTGAATATAAAAGAACAGTTTAAAGAGAACTCCTCAATTGCACCACGCAACGCAGGTTGGGTGGAATTAGGATTTAGATAGTCTGCTTCGTCTATAATAATGACCTTACGGCCACCAGTGAAACTTACAGATGAAGCATAGTTTTTAATTTTATTACGCAGAACATCAATACCAGACTCATCTGAACCATTGATAACGATATAATCACAACCAACTTCTTCACAGAGAGCTCTTGCAATTGTAGTCTTGCCCACTCCAGCTGAACCAGAGAGTAATAAATTTGGTATCTCTTTTCTATTGACATATTCTAAAAATGTATTTTTGATTGATTCGGGTAGAATACAATCTTCCACGGTCTTTGGCCGATACTTCTCGGTCCACAATAGATGTTCCATAATTCACTTCTTTCATAATATAATATAATTGATTACTTAATTTCAGTAATACTTTCAAATAAGGCTTCAAACTCTTTTGATTCAGCCACATCAGTTTGGAATGAATTCTTATGTTGTGTCTTTGCCATACGTTTAAGAATCTTTTTAGGAACCTTCAGTTCGTCATGTGCAATGTCTACAATATCTTTGATAGCTTGGTTGTTACCATCATTTCTGTGCATATGAAGTACAACTTCATCTACATAACCTTTCAGTTTCTTCAAATCGTCCTCGTCATAAGAACCAAATAGTGTGTTTACTTTAGTCATTTAATTGTCCTTGTATCATACCAACAGCTTCAAGTTGACTTTCTTCAATCAAAAACGAACCGTTTATCATAGAAATAACCGTCTTACCATTATTCTTTTCATCGGAGGCAATAAAAACTCCGACAACATATTCAGGATTGATAGCGAATTTATTTTTAGTTACATCATCTGTAAAATATATTAACAAAATTAAGCTCCTGTCTTAGATTCTTTAGCTTCAAAAGCAATCCAATATTGAATGTCATCTTTGGTATTTTGGAAGTGGCCAATACCTTTGAACGAAATCTTTACTGAATATGTTCCAGAGATAAGTTTGATATTATCTGTTTTGAAAACAATTTTATATTTCTTGCCGTTACCCTCACCAACTTCAATTGTGTTTGTGTGTGCAGCAGGATTAGAGGCATCAAACGTAATTAATTCAATCAAGTCGCCTTCTGATTGTACAGCAATATTTGGTGAAGACATTACACTAGCGGCCTTCATCAAAGATTCATAGTCTTCGGCAGATAATGTGAATTCACAATCAACAGAAGGAAGTGTGATTTCTTTTTCTGGTGGAATTACAATCATATTTGAAGGTGTCTTGTAATAATTACCTTTTTGTTTACCATTCTTAAAAATGATATGTGTATCTGTGAAATTAATCTCAGAATCTTTATACAGACTATGTACAGACAAGAACTCATTCAAGTCATATACACAAAATTCTTGTGGAAATTCATCTTTAAGATTGGCTTGAGCCAATACAGTTTTACTGGAAGATACAGTAGTTAGTTTCTTCCCTTTCTTGAATTGAATTCCTTGGTTTATTGCCGAAAAATTCTTCAACACCATTAGTGTTTCATTTGATAGTTTCATTCACTTCTCCATTATTTAAAAAATCAATTGTATCATGTTCATACAAAAACATCAAGCAGCACATGGCGTGTGCTAAGTGATTCTTACCAGACTCATCATCATTTTGTTCACCGCTATGCCAAGCCCATAGATGACGCATCATTGCATCAAAATATCTACGCTTGGCATCTGGTACTTTTTTCCAATTACCTGGTTCATACTTCTGAGCACCAAAAGTTAAAATTTCTACTGTTGCTTTTAGTGCTTCTGGTGGAAGCAAACCATATTGTAATTTTCCTCCATCAAATTTTCTACCGCCTGTATTGGCAGTTTGTGATGCTTTAACAACATCTTGTATCGTCATCACATCTCTCCAACATAATTAGCAACAGCTGGCATATCTCCTTGGAAGTGATAAGTACCGATATGTGAGGTCTTCATCCATGGACAGAGATGAATCTTTCCACCAATCTTACGCCACATTTGACAGAACATATAATCTTCGGAGAGATAACGGTCAGAACCACCACCAGTAATTGAATCTGTTGTATCAATAACAGTATCAAAGAAGGCGTGGATATAACGTGAACCATCAAAGTGTGCCTGACCTACATGGTCTGGTTTATAACGAATAGATGGATAAGCATCTTCCATTTTCTTAAACACTTCACGTTTAATCATCATAAAGCCTGTACCAATTTCCATAACTTCAAGTGGTTCAGTTACAGAGAATTGTGCTGTGCCTTTAACTGGATTGAAAACATAATCACCAGTAACTTTCTCTAACAAACCTGGATCGATTTGTGGATTCTTTTCAACGGCACGTTTAACGGACTTCCATTTAATTGCTTTCTTTGGATAAGGACCACCAGACACTTCTTTGTCCATTGCCAACAAGGCAATAACATCTTGTGGATTGAAGTGAATGTCCGAATCAATAAACAACATATGTGTACAATCGGAACGATGGATATATTCATCCACGAGATAGTTTCTCGCTCGAGTAATTAGGGACTCATTGAATAGAAATGAGAATTTGACTTGTATGCCATACTGCATACAAAGACCTTGTAAATCTAAACACGCTTTCATGTAAAGACCGTGGTTCATACCACCATACATAGGCGTTGCTACAAACAGACTCTTTGTTTGTAAATCTTCTTTTTTAATTGATATTTCCATTTGTGCTCCGATTAGAAAAAAAAGGGAGTACCACCGTTACGGTGGTCTCCCTAATAAGCGGTTTAAGCTAAGCTATAACCGGCTTCAAGTGCTGTGCGCACCATGGATTTAGTTGGCTTACCGATGCGGTAAGAAGCAACTTTAACACCGTCAGCGTTGTACTTGGTGTTAGTGTAGATAACGTGACCTTCTTGGCGAAGTTCATCGATACGAGCAGACACATTGGTAATACCAAAGCGGCGGCGAGCTTGCTCGACTGTGAAGGTATTGTAACCTTCTGGTTTGCTCAAAGCATTCAACATACGTTGTTTTGCGGATAGTTTAGTCATAATTTTCTCCTAATGACAAAGTTTCAAAGTCTTGCTTTCGCAAGTTACACATCATATCATTATATATGTGTGTGTGTCAAGCGTTTATCGACCAACTTGTGGTAAATATTTCGCTTTCGTGTCTTCCCATGATAGATAAATTAAATCATCATAGAAAAGATTCTCATACGATACGTTGTTTTTCTTCTTCAACATTGAAATACGGCCTTTGGCATATTTGGTTTTCCAAATCTCCGTCAACGTATCGGTACTGGTATCAAATGATTTTACCAATTCGTTATCTTTAATTTTTTTACAAAGAAACTCATTAGTATTGTTATACAACGGACTAAAATAAATGCCACGTTGATGTTCTGTTCTTGTTAATGCTTTTGGTATACCAAGTTTTGGATAAGCAAAATGTAAAGAACGATTCTTATGGTCACGTTTTAAAGGTAGACCTTGTTTGTTTTTGGCTTCCCACCACTCAAAGTATTTACGAGTATGTTCTTCTTTCAGCCATTCGAAAATCATCTTCTTTGTGGAACGGGAAGGTTCGAAAGCAACTGAACCAGAAGAAAATCCCATCTTATTCCAATGTTCCAAACCATCATACTGAGAAAGACCACCGGACTTTGTGTTACCATAAAGTGAAGTAGTAGTAACACCAACAAGTGTATCTCCATATTTTTCTTTCCAATCTTTCTGAACGGTGTCAGATAAACATAACAAGGCAAGCAACTTGCCACCCATATAATTATAACCAAGTGGTTGTAATGGAACAATAGTAGAACCAATGGCAGTATGATTAATCATACCCTCTGAGGTCTTTACAGTTCTATCCCAACCAATCGATTTATCTCTTGGAGTCAAGTCCAAGAAATCGGAAGATATACAAATAACACCTAGATAATTTTCTGTAATCTCGTCTTCAATCGTATAAAATAAATTACGGCCAATATTACTATTGTTCTTCATCGTGGAAGAAAAAGTACGAATGGCATTCCAAGTTTCTGCTAACTCACCATTATGTAGTTTTAATACAGGTTTAAGTTTGTCATAATCATCTGGTTCTTTTGGCATCCAGAACTTAGATTTAACCTTCTTAATTAGTAATTCTTGTTCGGGATTTTCCCACTCAAATGTCTGGTCACCAAAGACATCCATACGCATCTCACCAGGATATCTTTCTTTCACCTCACACCATTTTTGGTATAAGGTATACTCTCGGACATCCATCTTAGAGGCATAGGTCAAATCTTCTGTTAAGAACTTAACCAACTCATCTTTGTCTATATGTTTAAATGTATCGGGTGGGTTGGCTTCAGACCAAACTCTCCATTGTTCTTCTACAAACTCAACAGGTGTCGCCATTATATCAATCTCAATTTCTTCAAAGTTTTATGCCGTTTTTTCATACCATAATCTAATGCCAACGGTTTCGCCTTATCAGTATACAATATTCCGTTCATATGGTCAAGCTCATGGAGAAAACAACGAGCAGA